GAATATTAAAAGTTCTAAGACCAGCTTCAATGTGGTAGACAGGTATATTTCTATGAAAAGCGGCTAAAGCTACAGACATAGAAGTTGTAGTATCCCCCTGTACTAAGACAGCCGAAATATCAGTAAACAATTCTTCCTTATTAAGCACAGAGGTACAGATAGAATCTAACCTATTGCCTGGGGTATATACTTTAAGGCGAACATCGTACTCTCCCTGTAGAAGATCTGTATGCTGCCCAACAAGTAAGCGCCTGTGAGGGATGCCCTTCTCGGAAAGCTCAGCAAGTACAGGGCTGAGCTTTATATACTCAGGACGAGTTCCGTAAACAACGAGTAGCACTACCCAACACCAAGAACGGTTTCCCATCCATTATCCACGGCATGGGATATACAAAAATCTCTTTGATGATAGAATTCTGGAATACTCATCAGGGATCCATTTGAAGAAGCTCTATTATCATTCCCGTATCTTTCTGGTTTTCGGGAACTGTGTAGGTCAGGATCACCGACTGGGTGCGGAGGACAATAACTCTTAACTCCCCCATATTTCTTCGCAGAGTAGCCAAACTGTATGTCTTCTCCATTCTCCAGAGTTACAGGGGTCTCTCTCCACATATGATTGAGATCTTCCCTCTTGAAGAACCAAGCATGGCCCACTAAGTCCACTTCAACAGTTTCTTCGTTTCTTTCTGGCCAGCCAGACCTAGTGTGATTAACATAGTGACGATCATGTAAGATAACTCCAGCTCCGCCCATTATACCTGGGGTTTCCTTCATAGTGTCCAAGCAATTTTCAAACCATTTCCTACCAGGGATCGTATCATCATCAAACATAGCCACATATTCTGTTTGCGCTAATAATGCTAAAGAAAATCTAGCATGGTACTTATAATTGTGGCTAGACTTAATAACCTTATCAAACCCTAAATTGTGTGGATTAAATCTTCTATTTTCTTTATGGGCATTAACCCAAAGCCATACCTCTTTGGGCTGTACTGTTTGGCTTTTTATAGCCTCCAGTTGTTCCCAAAGATAGTCTGGCCTCCTATAGAGGTTTAGTATTACTGTGATATCTCCAGAACTTCCAGCCATTTTCCTAGAATTTCCTCTTCGCTCCAGTATTCGGCATCGGTATCAGCCGATTCTACACCTCTATAATCAACACCAGTCTTGTCACACTCAGCCTTAATTAAGTTAAAGGTTTCCCTATCTGAAGAATGATAAACTACATCAATGTAATCATAAATTTCTTGCTTACTATCAACATGACCTTCATGAATAACACACAGCTCTGCGTCCTCTAAGTAGGGTTTTACTTTTTCCTCAAAATATGATTTATCAGTTGCCTCTCCGAACAAAGAAATCTCATCGTACCCATCATCTAAAGCCCTCTGAATAGACACATGAGTATTCTTATGTCTATCAATACTGCCTATAACACCTGCCCGTTTCTCCGTTAAGGGACTCTTATCCAGATCAGCAACAATATTAGGTATTATGTGGTAGGGATAATTTACATTATGCCATTTTCTTTGAGAATTAGAAACATAATGAATAAAATCAGGCTGACCAAAGTTCATATCCCCTAAGGGAAATAAATCAGTCTCATGACAACTGAGAACAAACTTCTTAAAAGGAGGTCTCTCTTTGTATTTTAAATAGTGATATATTATAATATCATCTGGCTCAAAATCTGCGCTCTGAAGAAAAGCACCATTGCACTTGCTTATATGCCAGGGATGAGGGCCATAAAACACACAGGGAATTTCGTGCTTATTAAACATATTACACAGGTTTATGTGTGCTAATGTGGAGCCTCCTGGGAGAGACCAGCCTGATAGTATCTTAATTCTGCTCAACTGGAATACCTAAATCTGCAAATATTTGATCGTACATAGCAATACGCTCACCTACGACTCTATTTAAGTTAAACATTTCTTCGGTTACCTGATGGAGATTTCTACCCATCTCTTCCCGATGCTTTTTATTCTTTATAACCTTTGTTAACACACGAACCCACTCACTCCTGGGAGCATCGACAGGGATCAAATAACCAGTCTCACCATTAATAATAGTTTCATTATAGCAGCCTACATCAGAAGCAATCAAAGGCACAGAATATCTCCCAGCCTCAGCGACCTTGATATCGGATTTTGAATCATTAAAGGCATTCATCTGTAGAGGAGCTATGGCTATATCCATGTTGGCGTACATTACCCCATACTCATGTGCAGGTAAAGCGTTATGTACTTTCCAATTTTTTGATCCTTTAAAGCCTCTCATCATAATTTTTTGGTAATTCTCCCAAACATCATGTTGCCACTTTTCCTTCTCATCATCTATAACAGGGGGTCTGCCGTAGAAATCCCACCAAACCCTTTCTCTACCAACTTTCTGGTTCACTAGGTTGGGGATACCCGCAAACTCCTTGACATCTTCTTCATGATGAATACCTCCAGCCCACCCAATCCTGCAAACACCCTTCGGTGCTTCAAATCCAGGGTGATTCCAACAGGGGAGACTATAATCTATCGCGTTCTTTATTACTGCCAAAGCACCGTTCATATAAGGTGATATTCTTTCGGCAAATTTAGTTTGGGTCACGGTAACTAAGTCTGAACTATTGTAAATAAACTTAGTTATATCAGATAGTCCCTTATTCTCATATACATCGTAGAGTCTGTGCCCTGTGTAAAGTTCAGTCAAAAGATCATCGGTATCGTAGTGAACAAACCTATCAAACTCCTTGGCTTTTCCAACTATTCTAGCAGTGTACTGTCCTCCCCAATTAGAAATGTTATTTACAACAACAATGTCAGCCCACTTCATACTTTCAAATTCCCAATCTTCCTTCCACTGTCCAAAGGTTGGGGAAGCCTCATTATCCTCTATTCCTAAAGGATTTTTATCAAACCTTACCTCAACTCTATCAGGATAAATTTGAGCCAACTTCATGTATGGATTTATAGCTCTGTAGAAGGCGCAACCACCTTCATTCGCTGGGCAGACTAGAATTTTGTATTTGGTATTCATAGATAAAAAATAAGGGGGACAAGCCCCCTTATTATAGTATTAACTACGGAAAATTATTCCGTTGCTTCCAGTTCTTCCATCACGGGATCACATGTGTGGCACATGTCCTGTTGCGTGGCCAAATATGCCACTCCGCAAATAACACTCACAGCAAACAATACCTCAGCAAGGCTCATCCTTTGCTGATTAGGTAGAACTTCGTACTTGTCCTTAAAAAAGAACGCCCATGCGGGATGCATCTTTCTCTTCGTCATTACTTACCTCCTGAGGCCTTCTCAGCCTTCGCGTCAGCGACTTCACCAGCAAATACCTCCTTGGTATCAGGGGACGAGTGAACGCCTCCCATAGCCTTTCCTAGGCTTGCTACTGCATCGCCAATGCTGACCTTACCATCTAAGGGGAGGACGGACTTAACGACATTGCCATAATGCTGGCGCTTGCGCTTGAACAACAGGCACAAAACGCCTTCCCAAGCTCCAAGCGCTGGGAAGAATAATTTACCGATTGTCATAAGGTTGGCGACCATAGGATCTACACCTCCCATGCTAGCACCTACACCGCCCGCTGTTTCGGCAGCACCAGTAGCGACATCGGCACCAGACTGAACTAATTCAGCCACCGTGTCCATTACTTGGCACCCGCACAAAAACACGAGTGAACCAATAAAACCATAAGTGAGATAATTCTTCATTAAAGTGATTCTCCATATAGTACGCGGTCAAAAGCTTCCGAAAACTTAGGCCCAATATAGGGAACCCTCGTCATCAAAGCAGTGAATGCGTCTGTCATGTCCGTCTTCACTGCATCAGCGAATCCAGGCATTTCCGTAATTACAGGCACAGCAGTGTCCACAACCCATTTAGATGTTGCACAACCAGCAGTACCAAAAAGTAGCAATAAGCTAACGACTGTGTTTTTTACCATTGTAACATTTTTACCTTTGTATCATTATGATAGTGTGTTTCTGGAGCATTTTCTGCACAATACACGCCCCAAGGACAAATTTCCTTGGTTGTTATCTCTACCCCTGGTGCCCATAATGAGACAAACGGGATAGGAATAACTGGTACTCCGTCAATTGAAACGCAAGAAGGTGCGACAACCAAAGCTGCCGCACCCATTGCTTTATATATAGTACTAAGACTTAAGACTCTCAAGATAATTCTCGTCTGTCACAGGTTGGTCACCCGAATCATCGGGAGCCTTAGTTTCTGTGGGCAGATTAGAATATAGAGTAGGAAGAATCGTCATAGCCGTAGCCTTAGTCTCTTCGTAGTCCTCTATCTTAACCAGCGCATGAATATCATGTAGGCTATCCATCCATGCCGCCTGTTCCGCATCAGTTCCTGCGGCTTCGGGGCGAGGGCGGGGAGCAGACTGGTCGTACTTGGGCCAGCCACCTTCCATAACCTTCACGATCTTAAAATCATGACCAGTTTCCAAGTCCGTAATGTCGCCATAATCCTCATCCAGCATTGCACCAAGAATCTTCTGGAAAAGCATAATTCCGAATGAGAGGATCTTAACCTCTCCTGTATTGCGATCAACAACATTCATGTAGTACCGATTGCGGGGCTTAATAAGCCTAGCAGTACCCTCATCTTCCTTGCTACCCGTCTTCCAAAGACCATAGTAAGC